TTTTCTTAGTTGTAGAATGGTACATAGTAAGAATTAGGTATCTTAATATATTCTAAACGAAGTTTGCCCTAGTGTCTCTGGTTTTGCAAGATTAAATTGTTGCAGACAAAGATAACCAAAAGCATCAAAAGCATGGTCAACTCCTAGATTTTTATTTGGTAAGCCAGTATTCGGTGCATAAGTTAAAGTTCTAAGTGCTTTTATCAATTCTTTACATCTTGGGTGTATAAAAGTTCTTTGATTACCATTTGCATCTAACAAAGCAGTATTTACAGCAGTTATCTTATCTCTGATCTTCCACGGACTTTTTGGACTCAAAACTGTAAAACCAGACCTTCTAAGGATTGTATGATCTGTAACTCCCACCCCACTTGTTTTTCTTGCACTACCAGTAGGATCAGGACAAGCAATGATTCTTCTATCGACTCCATACCTCCTTGTAACCTCTTCTGCAAAATCCCAAGTGGTAGCACCACCTGTTAGCATGATTTCATCAAACACATATAGGTTATTGTCATGCTTTACCGCACAAATTCCTGCCATAGGGTCAACGTTAAAATCCAATCCGATTAACAAGGGGAGCATATGTAGATCAGCTACCTCCTTATCAATATTCTCATCTCCAAAACTAACAGCAACAAGACCTGTTAAGTTTTCAAAACTAGCCTCAAATTCCTGTCTAAATGTCCTCGCATCTAATTGACCCCTAGCAGCTTCAACCTCCTCTTTCTTTACATTACCCCCTTCAATAGTCGTAAAGCTCCATCTCTGCCAATCATCCCATTCCTGTTCACCGCAGAAGCACCACATATCATAAAACCAGCTTGCAGTACCATCAGGAGTAGAAATAAACAAAGCCCATCCCTGTTTATCAGCCAATGCAGGTCTGATAACCTCTGCCCATACATCTCGATCCATAAATGCAGCCTCATCCAAGACAACACCAGCTAAACTTCTACCCCTCAATGCCATGGCATTTTCAGTTCCCTTCAACTCAATAGTTGATCCATTAATTAACTCCAACCTTAAATCTGTCTCATTTTTACTCTTAATCCAAATATTCGGTGTTAATCTCTTCAATTCCTTCCACGCAATATCCTTTGCCATCCGATAAGTAGGAGCACAATAGAAATAAACCTCATTAGGTCGATTGATGGCTCCTCTGAGCAACTCAATACAGGATAAATATGATTTCCCAAACCTTCTTCCTGCAACCAACACCCGAAATCTTTTATCACTATTGAATACCTCCCCCTGTGCATACCTTAAA